CACATTGCGACTGTAGGTACAAAGAAGGGTGAAAATATGAATTTAGAGTATTATGCTCTAGAGGATGAACACTTCCAGTACATACCACCACATATACATTATATAAGATTTGACTATACCACAGCAGATTTTGGTATGAGGAGTTGGGGAGAAGTTAGAGCTATGCGATCAGAGTATGGTGTAGATGATAATGGTACAACTCTAAAAGAAAAAGTACAAGTAGATTCTAGTATTGGTACTAAGTATGTTAAACCTTTTATGACAGGGGTAATAACATTAAAGATTCAAGAAATATTTGAAGAGAGATACTCAACATTATATGATTCATGGGGATTCCTAGAGAGGGAAACATGGACAGATCAATTATGTGAAGCAACCGCATATCTTGCTGATAATTCCTTTGAGACAAAACTGATACATAGATTAGCAGAGGTTAGAGGATTGACAACCGCAGACTTTGCTGCTATAGTGATTGAAAAGCAAGAAGCATGGAAAACTAAAGTCTATGACCTTGCAATTCAAGAACAAACATTGATAACCAAATTAAAATCTTGTGCTAATGTAGCAGAGATTAATGTATTTCTAGAAGATTACTTTGGTATAGCAATGACATCACAACAATGTTTAGATTACGGAAGGTGCACACAGGATGACACAACAGGACTCATCTCCAGAAAAGAACCAATTAAGTACGGAATCCAGTTCTAAAGGACATAGGAAACCCAAGGTTTCTATTCCATTTGAAAAAACATTATCAGACATGGAGGTCACAGCTAATGAAGGTTGGGACTTGAGTGATTTTGATAAAAACTTAATTGATTGGACAGACTCACAGTTTTTCGGACAGACGGAATATCAAAACAAATATTTTGTAGTTAACTCACAAGTCACCCCTTGGCGACAAATGAGACAGGCGATCATGGAAATACAGACTCGTCTCAATGCCATACAAAAAGTGACCATACAATATAAACGTACGAAAAATGATATTGAACGTACGAAGGTAGAAATGGAAGAGGAGGAAAATAAATTTTATAAGCAAGATAAAGAGTATGAGTTAGAACTACTTTATATTGACCTACAGGTGTGGGATAATAAAATGCGTCAATCAAAGGATGAGATAGAAGGTTTACTTAGAATTATCAAAGAGAAGTTAGGAAAAAATCCTGATGAGGAATATGACTTTGAAGAACTCAAAGAAACTGTATTGAATAAAGAGATTGAAGAAAAAGAGGAGCATAAGTATTGGATTGCAAGGATGGCAAAGCAATCTGCTCTTGATTTATTAACAACTGGTAGATTACAGGCAGGTAATCTTGATAGTATGTTAATGATGTCACCAGAAGATCAGGCAGCAGTGACCGATCTTGCATTAACATATTCTACTGCTATGAATATTAATATAGGCAAGATCAAAGCAGCAGCAGAGAAAAAGGTCGAACACCTCATGGAAAGTGAGACACCTCAAATGTTTGATACTACAGGAGTCCTAACTGATTATGCACATAACAATGTCACAGGAAGATCTATTCTCCCTTCCGATAAATCCGAAGATAAGTCCTGAGTACATTGAAGAAGAATTAATACCTTTTCTCAATAAACATAAGCATTTAATATACGATCTATATTTTACTACAAGGATGCCACCATTCATGCAAGATGCAATGGGGGATGTATTTCGTGGTGTGAATGATAGTAAACAGGCAGTAAAGAACGCATTTTATATTTCTCAAAAAACAGAATTACCATTATCTGCTACATTCAATAATATATGGGTGAAACCAGATCAAAAAAATCTTGAGGAATTTATCACCAACTTTAAATTTTTATATGATAATGGTGTACGAATAGCAACTATACCTCATACATCATGGATAATGACAGGACAGATACAGAAAGAGTATCCAGAACTGTATATTAAAAATACCATACTCAGAGAGGTATCTAAACCCAATGAGATAGTGTCACTTGCAAGTGCAGGTTTTAATTACATTAATCTTGATCGTGATGTAATGAGAGATAGACCACTCTTAGATAGACTCAAGAAAGCAAAAGAATATTGTGCAGAGAAAGGTAATCCAGTAAAACTATCTTTACTTGCAAATGAGCATTGTTGGGGTGGATGCCCTATTATGCCAGAACATTATCATTATAATAGTACAAGGAAAGACAGTGACCCTCAGTATTTTAATAGTGATATTAGTAGAGTATCTTGTTCACGTTGGGATGCTTATGACCCTGCACATTCATTAAAAGAAGCAAATCTACCGCCTTGGAGAGAGGATTGGGAAGAGTTTTTAGATGTCATAGATGTATTTAAGTTGCATGGTAGAGAGTCAGCAACCAGATTTAAAGAGTCACTAGACTTGATACAACGTTGGGATGAAGGTAAAGATATATTGTATCCAGAATTTGATGTGTATATGAAAGATGTCAAGGTCAAGGATGCACCTATAAATATATGGCGAAACAAAATTAAAAGTTGCAAATTTGATTGTTGGGATTGCAACTATTGTGAATCTGTGGTAGAATCAGCATTGAAGAAGGAGAAGCGTATTATGAATTTTTATGTGGATCGTGTGATCCGAGCTATTGATGCAGCAACGGATAACAATTCTAAGTTTAATCCAGAAGGATATGATGTTTTAGGATTATCATCTAATAAGGTTAGACATTTACTAAACAATCTATGTTCAGAACGTGGTACAGTATATGCTGATGTTGGTTGCTACATGGGTAGTACACTATTTGCAGCATTATATAAAAATAGTGCAGTAAAAGCATATGCCATAGATGATTTTAGTGATGGAGTTATTAAACCAAAGAAGAAAGATTTAGATAAAAAGTTTTCTGTAGAAAATCCAATAGATGAAATGGTCAAGAACGCAGACAAGTGGATGAATCTTGATTGTTCTGTTGGATTTGCTGTAAAACCTATACTACAATGGTTGCCTAATAAAGAACATAGACCTGACGTTATATTCTATGATGGTGAAGTGGGTGATAATATGAATAAAAACTTAGAACATTTACATGAACAGGCAAAGGATACTTATATTCTAGTCATAGATGATGCTAACTTTAATGGTGTGGTGGACAATGCTAAAAAGTTTCAAGAAGATAAGAATGTAATCTTTGAAAGAACACTTAGGACAGAGATAGCAGAAGATGATAAAAGTTGGTGGAACGGACTACATATACTGGTAATTGAAAAATGATTGACATAAAAGATAATTTTCTACCCATCAGAGAGTTTGAACAAATGCACTCGGAATTGATGGCATGGAATTTTCCTTGGTACACATCTAAAGTTGTCAATGATAGTGACCAAAATGCAGGTAATAATATGCAATTTACTCATCTATTTTATGAGAGATATTCTCCTGTAGATGATACAATAAACATATTACATCCTGTATTAAGAGTCATACAACCAATTTCCATATTTAAGATTAAGGCAAATATAATGCCTAATCAAGGAAAAGTGATAGAACATGGTTTTCATCATGATGTCACAGACTCAGAGTTTCATCCTATCAAAGATCACATGAAAACATCAATCCTTTACATGAACACGTGTGATGGATATACTAAGTTTGAAGATGGTACTGTAGTAGAGTCAGTTGCAAATAGATTTGTGACATTTCCAAATCATACTGAGCACACAGGTACAACTACATCTAACTCAGATTATCGTTTAGTTATTAACTTCAATTATGCTTGAAATACTATTATCAATCTTACAGAAAGAACTCTACATGGGTTATATCTTTGGTATCATGATACTGGGAGGATATATTCGTAAGTATAATGTACTCAATGATGTTTATTCACTTGCAAAGAGATATATTAAAGACAATAGGGTGATGATAATTATCACCTCTATATTTGGTGGAGTGCTACCAATACCAGGTAGAGTTGCATTATCAGCACCATTATTAGATGCTATAGCACCACCTGATAAGAAGAAGAGAAGTGCATTTGGTATTATTGATTATCTATCTACACATCACTACTATTGGTGGAGTCCATTAGAAAAGACTATCATATTACCTATGGCAGCGTTAGGTATAACTTATGGACAGATGCTATCATATACATTCATACCACTTGTAATATGTTTGACGTACACATGGTGGTATATTTTTAGTAAGGTGGATCCCCGAAGTGTATTACCTAACATGGATGGAATACAAGACTTTGATTGGCAGAGAGCATTAAGAGGTTGGGCACCATTTATAGCAACGATTTGGTTTTTATTGTGTGTAGGTAAAGCAGGAGCAATATTTTTCTTTCCTTGGTTCGCAGTAATGTGTTGTTATTATGCTTATATTTGTAAGGATTGGAACTGGGGTCAGTTTCTTGATGGTAAGTTTGCTATTATTGCAACGATAGTATTAGCACTTGGTGGTGTGGTAGGACTCATCAAAGCACCTGTAATGGCATATCTATCAGCAGCAAATCCAACTATGATTATACCAGTATCAATAGTTGCTACAATAGCAGCATGGATTATGGGGTCATCAGGTAAATACGCAGGAATGACCTCAGCACTTGTAATAATATTTGGTCCTCAATATCTTGTATGGTTTTTGGCAACTGAATACTCAGGATACTTATTATCCCCTGCACACAAGTGTTTAATGATAGGACAACAATACTTTGGTACACCTATAAGAAAGTATTACAAGGTACTTGGTGGATTATGTGCATGGTTAATAGGATATGCTTGGATAACGACATTTTTAATATAAATATATCAGAAGATATAATTTATTGGTAAGATGTCACAACTGAATGTAGGAACTATAAACGCAACTAACGTCACTGCTACAGGAGAAGTTGACGTAGATGCTACTTTGAAACTACCACAGAAAACAACTGCACAATTACCTACAAGTGGTGTAGTAGCAGGGGAAATGGTACAAAATACCACTACCAACAAGACAATGGTATATAATGGTACTGAGTGGGTTAACACAGAGGGAGAGGGAAGGCAATATAAAATTCAATGTTGGGGAGCAGGTGGCGGTGGAGGTCGTGCAGGTGGATGGTCATATGGTGCAGAAGGTGGTGGTGGAGGATATGTAGAAGCAGATATTAGTGGTTTAGCATCTAATACAAACCTCATAATTAGAGTGGGAGAAGGTGGATTAGTTAATGGTACAAGAATGTCTTATGGTGGTGGAGGACAAGCAAATCGTGATGGAGGAGACAATAGATATGGTTCAAATGGTGGAGGAGCGTCAGCAGTATTCATAACTTCAGCATCACACTCAAATGTATTAATTATTGCAGGTGGTGGAGGTGGAGGTGGTTCATCTAGAAACCAAGAAGGAAACTGGGGTGGTGCAGGTGGAGGTGTCACTGGACAAGATGGTTCATCCCCATACGAATATAAAATACAATATAGAGGTAGAGCAGGTTCAGCACATGAAGGTGGTAGAAATGCACAGGATGGTAGTTCATACTCAGCAAGAGCATTAGAAGGTGGTACACCAAACTCAAACTGCTATGGTGGTGCAGGTGGAGGAGGATATTATGGTGGAGGTGCAGGTGGATACTCAGAGTCCAACACAATGGGTGGTGGAGGAGGAGGTTCAGGTTATACCAACCCAACATATTGTACTAACGTAAGAAATCACAGAGGGGAAGCAAGGATGCCCGCAGGAGCAGGAGAAGCAGGATATCCTGGTGGTGGAATATCAGTAGGAGGAGACTCTAACGCAGCAGCAGGTGGACATGGATATGTTAGAATTACAGATGCAGCAGGTACGGTCACTGCATACTCATACACAGGAAGTGACGTTACTATAACTGTACCATAGGGGTTGCCAAACTAAATTTTATTTGCTATACTAGACTCTAACAGCAAAGTAAAAATGCCAGAGTTTAATTTAGTATGTACAGACGAGGATGGAACTGTCACAACCAAAGATTTTTCCTCAGACACTCTACCGATCGTAGTAGAGAAGGTCGAGGATTTTTTGCATGGTGTGGGTTATGTCTTTGATAGTCTTGATTTAGTTGTGGGTAAATCAGACCCTATAATAAAAGAGGATGTCATCATTAACACAAAAGAAACAGATGATACAATTCTCAATTTTGATCACATAACTCTTGAATAAAAGAGGAAGTTATGCTAATATATAATACAAATATGTTTAGTAAAAACTAATCTATCATGGGTAAGACATTTAGACGCAATGGTTCTGAAAGTTATTCTTTCGGTAAATCAATTCGGGATAAACGTCAAAAAGGTTCAAAAAATCGTTTCCAATCTGAGTCGTATTATGACAAAAAAACAGACAAAAGAATTAAAAGACTCAACGAAGAAAGAGACTTTTGATGATGAAGAACTAGACTATGATGATGCTTCATTTGCTGACATAGATTTAGATTACACAACTCAATACTGATGGATCGACTCTCTCTTGATAAAGAAGAATCTAAGGAGATCAAGTACAATAGAGGACTTGATCTCTTTATAGAATCTCTATTAAAACCAGACCCTAAATTACGTGGATGTGCACATAATCAGGGATGTTATGATGAACTGATCGAAATTCGTGATACAATGGTAGAATACGTCAAAACATTAAGAAAATGACCATAATTCATAGTGCTGTACTGAATCACGAACAAAAATTAATAGTCAAGGACTCTTTGATAATGTACGTTTGTCAACTGCAAAAGCAGTATTTTCGTGATGGTGCAATACCATTCAACGAATATGAGAAGAAGATGAAAGATGTAGATTTAATATGTGAAGCATTACACTTAAAAGACCTTTATAAACATTCATGACAATAAAAGTGTTTAGTCCTAAATGGTTCTTTCAAGATCAACTTTCAATAGAAGATCAAGAAACAACTAAAGAACTTTTTAGTGACTTTTTAAATAATGACGACAATTTTCTTAATCCAAAAGGTTGGAATTGTGCAGTTAAAACATCATGGGGACATGATAATAATACATACGAACTATGGCAATCATGGTTAAAATGTATCAAACCAACTATGGACAGATTTGTGCAACATGTAGGTACAAAATGTGATGTTGACATTACTATGGAAAATGGTTGGGCAAATAAATATGAAGCAGGGGATTACCAAGAGATACATGACCACAGTGATGCTGATGGTACAAATATTAGTATGGTATATTTCTATCAACTTGCTGACGAGACAGACTCAGGATTTAGATTTTACAATCAAGAACACTCAACAATTAAATTGTTAGGTATAGATGATGTATTAAATACACCTGATGAGCAATTAACAATACCAAAGGTGAAAGATGGTGATATATTAATGTTCCCATCACATTATCTACACCTAGTGTCACCTCATAAAGGAAGTAAAACACGCATTACATTTAGTGCAAATTTTAAAATTAAACCTGTGCCAGTAGAAGAGGTGTCTACTAATAGGCATGGAAAAGACATGGACATACTATAATGAGAAAGTTCTTCAGTTCAAAGGGTCAAATCAGACTCTTAAAACACGCACTCAAAAAGAGTGAGCAAGACCCATCACTATATGATAGTGAGGAATTGCATAAACTCAAACTTGCTTTAAGGGAACTTAGAGAAAAGGCAGAGGAAGAACGTCAATTCCAAAATGGAGGATTTGGTTATGAAGAAAAAAAACTACCTTGAGGTGGACTATGACAAAAACTACGATCAATCACAAGAGAACGAGGAGAGTTGGATCTCTTCTGTACTTGGCACTCAAGACGATACAATATCTGATGTAATACATGGATACTCATAGAGTTAGGGTGTACCCAAGAGAAAC